GCCATCGCCCCAGATGTAGGAGCGAGTTTCCGAACGGTTCGAGTTGTTCGCGCCAGACGGAACCACCTTCTGCGTGGTCACCTGCACCGAGTCATCGACCACCACGCGCGCGCCGAACAGGTACGGAGGCAGACCGTACTTGCTGAAGACATCCGAACCCTGAAGGAACGGAAGCGCGGCAGGGTAGTTCTTGACGTAATCACGAACTTCGCCTGCCGAAGAAAGCTGATTCGCGGTCGCGGGAGACATGACCATGCAGACATCTTCCGGACGAACCGCGCCAGCCGTGGCAAGCGCAATTGTTCGGAATGCCTGCTGCACGCCCTTCTGAATGTAATTCTGACTGGTGCTGGTGTACCACGAACCACCACCAAGAGCCGTCCCGTTTGCGAAGAAACCACCGTAAGACTTGAACGGGTTATTCGCGTTGTTGGTGCCGCTCGTGTCGGTGATGAGCGCAGCGGCGCGAGCCGTGCGGGCCGTCATGGCGAGCTGGGCCTTGCTGCGCGCGTGAGCCGCAACAACGTCCCAAGCCGCCTGCTTCACCGTCTCGTTCGGGATGTAGAACGGGAACGCGTAACGCTGCGTCTGATACGCGATGAAATCGGACTCATTCTCCTTGCCGAGGGGACGGCTGTTGCCGAGCGGCCAGTTGAATTCGTTGCCCGACACGTACCGGACGTTGTCATCCGGGTTCAGACGGAGGTAGTAACCCGTCATCTGATTAACGGGGACGATCTGCGCGTACTGCGTGATCGCAAAAGTGTTGATCGCGCGGGTGAATTCAACCTGAAGCGCACCCGTAGCGATGGAATTGGTCGAGGGGACGTAGGTATTGAGTCCGCCTCCAGTTGCCGTAAATGCCATGATTCAGTCTCCTTGTGTTGGATGGCGGATTAGGACGCGGTTCCCTTGACGGAACCAAGACGGTATGCCCAGAAGACCTGGCCTTCTGCGGTCGCAGGCTCAAGAGCAACGAACATCGGAATGGTTCCGGCTCCCGCGCCGACAGCCTTCGACACCGCGCCGGCAGTCGTGCCATCTGCAATCAGACCATCGCCGGCGGCAATGTTGGTGCTTGTAACCGCTGCGGCCGCGACAACCTGAACGGTCGGGGACGGCTGAAGGCTGATGGGGTCGCCCGAGATGGCGTGATACGCCGAATCAAAGCGACGAGTCGAACCATCGGTAACGCCAACAACGAAATCCGTGTTGGCACTCGAATGGGCACCAGTCCACGCGGTGGCGGCCATCTTGATGACGCTGTACGGGTTGATGTTGCTTGCAGAAACAAGCTGGGGGGTGTAGTTAAACACTTGTGTGTCTCCTTACTTCTTGATGCGAGAGTTGATCGCGCGGGCAAATTCTTCGGGCTTGCCGGCGAACTGCTTGACGAGGGAACCGATGTCCGAGACATCGACGTTGCGCGGAAGAGCCGCGCGGCTCATGTCGATCTTGGTGCCGATGGGGTCACGAGCGAACAGGTCGCGCCAGGACTCCAACAGGCCCACGGCATCGCTGGAGGCCATGAGCGAAGCAACGAGGTTGTCGCGCTGCGCATCGGGGATGCGGTAGCCCTCCTGCTCCATGATCTCGATTTCGCGCGCGAACTTCTCGCGCTTCATCTCGGCCTCGAGCCGGGACATACGCGCCTTGAGGCGGGCATTCTCGGAACGGATGGCGTAGGTCGAACGCTTGGAAGCAAGAATTTCTTCCTTCTCCTCGTCCTCGTCGCCGTCGAGGTCGATGCTGTCCGGTACGCCCTCATCGCTGCCGATGTCGATGTCAACGTCATCTTCGGCCGCGTGCAGCTTGTGAACGCGCGCGCCGCCGGCATCCTCGTTCGTGCCTTCGTACTCGGCATCGTAAGACCGACCCTTCTTGTCGGCCTTTGCCTTCGCTTCGCCTTCGGCTTCCGCCTCGGCATCGGCATCGTACTTGCCCTTCCAGTCATCGACGGGGGTCGCGTCGAACTTGGTCTTGATCGCCTCGCACATAGCCTCAAAGGAGCTCTTCATGGCCTCCATGTGCTTCGCAATCTCTTCCTGAGTAGCCATTTCGGCTTTCTCCTTTGTGGCGGTCGGCACATAAGTATTCAGTCCACCTCCGGTACCGACCATATCGAAGTTGGACTTTGAACAAGTGATCTTCTTGCCCTGGCGCGCGAAATGCGTATCAGGCAGGGGCCGGCGCGGCGTTTCGCGGCCAAGCAGGGCGACTTCCGACAGGTGATTGCTCTCCGACCAAATCTCCGCGCTGCGGCGCGGGAAAGCATTGGTCGCAATCAACTTGTCGAAAATCGGCTTGTTGATTTCCATGTCTCCCACAATGTACCCAACGCCATTGCGTTCTTCGTAATTGATTGCGGGAATTCGTCCTACCGCGCTCTTCGGCTCGTCGCCCTTCTTCTCATGCAGGATGACCACCTGCGGATACGAACCACGCGCCATATGCGCGCGCGTAGTGCGAACGATGTTCTTCAGCCGCTCGTTGTCGAACCGCTTCAGCTCGGGATCGTTCTCGCCGTCATCAATGGCCGGGTCGAACGCCATGAACAGTTCCACGCGGTGCAGCGTGGCCTTGTCCTCGGCTTCGGTCACCTCATGGGATGGGTTGTCGGTTCGCTCGTTCATGGTCTTTGTCTCCTTGCGATCAAGCGCATTCACCTTTGAATCCGCCCATGCTTTGCCGCTGTCACCGCCCCACAGGAGCCATGCAACATGGCCGGCGGACTGGTAGCCCTCCGATCCGGCCTCCCATCCCTTGCCCTTCTTGTCCACCTCGTGACGGGCAAAGAACGAATGCATCCGGCGCACGGTGTCCGGGGACAGGTTCTTGCGGTTCTTGATGTCCCGAGCTCGAGCAACGCCGACTTCCGTGCCGCCACGTCCGTGCTTCTCGCGCAGCTTCAGGCCTCGCGCAGCGTTGTGCGCCATCGCTTCGGTTGGCTTTAGGTCAATGTCCATTAGATGAACACCCTGTACGGCACGGTCGGATCAGGCGTGAACGTGGGCAGCGCGGCGATTTGCGCCGGCGTAAATTCCACCGTGCATCGGATGTTGGCGTGGTATCGCGGATCGCCTGGCGTGGTCGCATCCGTTGCCGGGTTGTACTTGCCGGGAATAGGCCCGATGCGGTCAAGCGTCACCCCAGTCATGGGAACAAGCGCAATCTCTCCTTCGCCCATGTCCTGCTCGACGAGGATGCCAGCGGCTTCGAGCGCATCGTCCATCTGCGCTTCGGTATCGGTGCGGAGCATGAAGTCGCTCATGTGGTGAGGCTCTGGAGCGTTGCGTTGGGAAGACGGGTGGGCCAATACTTGAAGAAAGAAATCGGACCAAAGTTGTACGCAGCGGAATTCACAATACTTCCGCCAATACTTACTCGCGTCAACGACGATGCAACTGCGCCGCTGGTATCCGTCGATACAGCACCACCGTTGACCGATACGGCAAAATCATCGACTTTGTATGCGGCGCATATACGAGCAGCCGATGCGTTTGTAGATCCAATTTGTGCGGTGAAACTGCTTGACGAATACACATTCAACGCCACGCCTGATGATTCAAACATCTGATTTGCTGCGCCACTTGCGGGCAAGAATGTGTATGAACGCATTGATCCTGTAGATCCGCGATTTCCATATTTAATCAGAATGGTTCCTTCGGATTGATTGAAACCAAACGCCGTGGAAATGTTGTCAAGCAGACAATCATCCGCTGCCCTGCTCCCCGTGCTTGCCCCGGTCGGGATGTACGAGGTTGCGCTAGAGCCTGCTTCCAGTTGTACGCCCCACATGGAGATGTCAGTTGTTGCGGTCAGCGACTCGTTGCTGATGTAGATGTATCCATACAAAGGAGCCGCCGAAGTCACCGTCACTTGGAACCGCTGCCAAACCGGAGTCACCGTGTTGTTGGTGGTCGTGTTTCCAAGAATGCTGATGTTGTAGTTTTGAGACGTGTTGCTTTTCATCCATACCGAAACCGTGTACGGATATGACGCTGCTGGATACGCGGTCTGACGGTAAATCCGGGTCACGTTGCCGCTAGCAACTGGCGGAAAAACATACCTATTGGTGGTCGAGAAACCATTGGGGGCAACTGCTCCTAGATCCGGGTCAATGGTTGGGCTTCCTCCTTGATTCCATCCTGGACCATAAAGCGCATTGCTATACAAGGCGTAGTTGATCGCGCTTCCCTCAATCAGCAGTCCCTTGGGAGTCGTCGTGGTGGGGTCGTAGTCGAAGCGTGGACCCGCGTTGCCGATGATCCAAGACGTGAATGTCCCGCTTCCCGTGTTTCCCGTCACGGTGAACGTCAACGATTGCGTGGAGGAGTCATACGCGGTGACGGTCCCGCGCATATTGTTTGCGCCGTTGCTTGCCCACACCGTGTCGCCCACGTTGTAGCGGCGATTGAAGTTTGCCGAACCCGTCAACGTGAACGTCTTGCTGCCGGAACTTGCAATGGTGTTGCTAGTCGTGGATTCGTCGAATCCGTACAGGTAGCCGTCATTTCCGACATACGAGCCGCCGCCGGCACGGCTGAACGTCACCCGCGAATCCAGCACCCCCGTGGTGAAATCGAGGGACAGCGTGGACCCATCGCCGGCACGGCTAAACACACGGCTGTCATAAGACGAGCCGGACACGCGCGAAAGCCTGGGGCGGTTCGCGCGATTCATCAGAGGGTGGACCAGAACACGCCCATGTCGGGTGTGCCGCTTGACTTGAACTGGGCCGTGACGTACTGCGCGCCCGCCAAGTCAATCATGGCGTAGGCGGGTTCCACGTTCGATCCCGCAGCCGTGGCCGGGGAATAAAGATTGCCTGACGGAGTTCCCGAGACCTGCGTGATGCCGCTGAACGTGCGGTAATTCAACGTGCCGTCGATGCTGTAGTTGGGAACCGTGCCGCTCGTAAAGATCAGCGTCAGGTCTGCCAAGACGGTCGGGGCGTACCAGAACGACGAAACGCCTGACCGCGTGTAGGTCAATCCGGTCGGGGTGCCGGCGGTCGTGACAACCGCCGCTCCGCCCGAGGTCGTTGAGAGCTGGAAGGTCGTGGAGCCGTTCGTGGCAATGACGTAGTAGGTGGTTGGATTGGTGTACCCGGTGATTGATCCCGTGCCGCCATAGGTTCCGGCGATGGTCACCGTCTGTCCGACCACGAGCGTGGGATTCGCGTTGCAAGTGAAGTTGCCGCTCGTGTCGGCGATGGTCACGCCCGTCAGCGTGCCGCTCGTGTCCGCGTACTTCCGCCAACCGAGGAGGCGCATACCGATTCCCGTCTGCGCGCTTGTCGATGACACCATGAACGGCAGGACGTACAGCAGCGAAGGGTTCTGCCCGTTGATCGGCGAGGTGGAGTAGTCGAACACCAGCCCGGTCGTGGGGGCGGTTTGAACGAGGACGGCTCCTCCCGCGGTGTAACTCGACGGGACCGAGGATGCTGTCACCTTGCGGAAGTTGTTCTGTGGGGTGGTGATGTCCATATCAAATTTCTCCCTTGCGCTTCATCTCGAGCGCGATGGCGATGGCCTGGTTCTGCGGATAGCCCTCGTCCATGAGCTTCCCGATTTTCTTGCTCACGGCGGGGTCGGTCGCCATAGCGATCTTGTCGCCAAGCTTGGTGTCCTCGGCTTCGCAGTCGGCGCAGGTCTTGCCCTTTAGTTCTGACAAATTGAACTTGAGTTCTTCCGTGTCTTCCACGAATCCGGGAAGCTCGACTGGTCCGGATGGCCTCTTGGTGCGCTTTCGCGCACGTTCTTCGGCCTGCCGTGCCTTTACCCTATTTTCAACATCCCATCGACGAGTTGAAGGCTTTGGGGCCGTTGGCTTCTTCTTTGCGCCACCGCCGCCAGCCTTGCCACCTTCCTTGCCGCAAGTGTTACCCGGCTTAAATCCGCCCGATCCACTTCCGCAACCGTCGGCAAATTCGGTCTTTTTACCCAGGCGCGAGAACGCTCCCGACTTCATCAGCTTTGATGCGGTGCTGCGAATCATTTCCGCCTTTTGGTTCAATGTCACAAGCTTGCGAAGTAGGTCTTGGGCCTTGGCTACTTCTGCGCGCAGCTCTTCAGTGGTCTTGATTCGTCCCTTGTATTGACCAAGTTGACTTGCCTCAACGGCAAGATCGTTGATTTTATCTCCCAACCAATAGGCTTCCACCTTCAAAGCCTTGAATTGGTTCCCCTTTTCATTCTTCCGGTTGTCGTCTGCGGCATACCGAAGGATTTTTTCAAGATTCTCACAAGCATCCCACGACTTGATAATCTTGCTCAATGCGTTGCGGATTTGAGTGTTCAATGCTTTATCAGCATCGCTCATTTGGTAGGCGAACATAGTCTTCGCTTGAGACCGCGAGAACGCGTCAACCTTCGCCGCAGCGCGGCGAATCATGCCCAACCTTTCCTTGAATGCTGGAAGCTTGCGAAGTGCGCCTTCGGCCTTGGCCGCATCTGCACGCATGGATTCGGTCGATTGATTACGCCCCCGCCCAAGCATAATTACGGTGCCAGCGAAATCATCTACTTGATTCAGCAGATTTCCAGCCTCTTCCACCAAGGCCTTGTATCGCTTCCCCTTGTCCTTGTTTCTGTTGGCGTACCAAGAAGCTTCAAGATCAGTCGCAAAATTCGCAATCTCAAAATGCAATTTTGTAATTTTGTCGATGGCGTTTTGAATTTGCTTTGCGAATGCGTTATTGCCATCTTCGATCTGTGAGGCGAACATGATCTTCGCTTGAGACCGCGAGAACGGGGTCTTCATGGAGGACTGCACGAACACACGCGCAGCCACCGCGGCCTTGAGGCCAACGATGAGCCGCTGGATATCGGCCGTGGAAGTCATCTTGGCAATCATGCTGCTCGTCACCTTGACGTAATTGTCAAGCTGCTTGAACCGAGCATTGTTCAGATCCGCCATGTAGTCGTAGTTGCTCTTGGCATCCTCCGCGGCCTTCTTTGCGGCGCTCAAGCCAGAGGCATACTGCGGCGTGGTGGGATCAACGGGCTTCGCCGTGGCGGCACTCAAACCGCGGCTGATGCGATCCAGGATGCCCATCTTCGCCTTTGCGCCGGGGCGAGAGAACGACTTAATAGCAAGAACAGGATTCCAAGAATCAAAGATGTAAAACACATCGCCACGCTTGAAACTGTACGCCTTGCCTTTGTTTGTAACTACTTGCGAAATTTGAGATTTAGTCTGCGGCTTATACACCCCAAGCCGAATTCCAATGTCTTGCAGTTCTTTCTTGAACTCGCTTGCAGGATGATTCTTGTCATCGCAATCCTGCATGAGTTCCTTCAATGCCTCTCCAACGGTAACTTCGCCGTCATCGCCCATAACGTATTCCATCTCGTCTTTCAAGGAACGGGATACGTTTAGGCCCATCTCCGCCTTCGCGCCCCCACGCGCGAACACCCCGAGCCGCTTCTCAATGTCGTTGCGAATGTCGCTCATGCCTTCCATCGTAGCGTCCTCTCTTGCGATTTACGCATTCACAAATCCGGGATCGGGAAACTGCCGCGTGTCGATGAGCTTCTGCCGTTTGCCGTTGTGCCGCTTCAGCGCGGCGTAGTTCACGTTGCCATCAACATCGGTCCATCCGCGCTCGAGCGCGCGCGCCGCCGGCACGGGAATCAACGCACAGCGGCAGTTGAATCCGCACGGCGGAGCGCAGCCCTGGCGGTCAAACATCTCCATCGTGCCGATATACCCGTTAAAAGCATCGTGCGTGGGCCTCGTCCTGTTGTCCCCAGTCGCGCTGTATTCCACGAGCGGGACAAACGCCTGCACCTTCGGCTCCCGCAGCGTTTCGGCCAGGCCCTCCGTAGCCGCTCGATTGGTATTCGTTCGTAGCACGGTTTCAAGGCGGGCGGTGGTCAGGTGCGTCCCCGTGATCGCCTGCGTGATGGTCACGAAGTCGCCGAGGTTCATCTTGCGTATCAACTTGCCCACTACGGACTTGCCGGGTTTCTCCTCAATCACACGGGCAATCAGCTCGCGCGTCTGCTTCGTCTGCGCCGGGTTCATGCCCGTGACAAAGAACGTGCCGCGCACCACCTCGCTTGCCGTCATCGTCCCGTTCAGGATGGTGTTCAGGATTGGGCTACGCGCGCGCATATCGGTAAGCGCGCTTGACCGTTCGTGATTGGTCACCTCGCCCGCGCTATGCCGGCAAGCATCCACGAGCGTGTCAAAGTCGGCACGGGAAATCGGGACGCGACTGCGGAACCAGTTGGCGATGGGCTTCAGATAGTCGGCCCCGAAGCCCTCGAGCGAAATGGCCGTTTCGATGCGGTCGAACGTCTGCACCTCGCCGGCAATCTTGCGCACCTTGTCATCGGGAATCTTGGCCTTCGTGATGGCCTCGCGCGACCCGAACAAGTAGGACGCAAACAGCAGGGCCGCTGCCGCTGCATGGAACTCCTCCCAATACGCGGAGGGATCATCCCCGCGCACCTCGGCGGCAAGGGCCTTGCGATAGGCGGTCTGTCCTGCCTTCAGGACGCGCCGGAGGTGCTTGTCGAGCGCGGCCCGCTTCATGCCTTACGCTTACGGCTTGCCTTCGTCTTGCGAACGGCGACCACCTTCGGAGCTGCTTCCTGCGGCTCGTCGCCTTCATCCTCGCCGCCCTGGCCGAGCAGCGCGGCGATGGGGTTGCCCTCGCCGCCGCCCTTCCCAAGCACGGCCTCGCCGTCCTGCGGCTGCGCCAAGCCGAGCAGGTCACGCACTTCGCTTTCGCTCACGCGCCCGCCAAGGTTCACGAACCGCTCCACGGCATCCATGCGCTCCTTGACATCCGGCCGCTCCGGCGCGAACTGGAACTGAAGCCCACGCGCTTCGTCATCGGTCGCACCGAGCATCTGCGCGATGACGCGCACGAGGTCGCTTGTGACGCTCTCGGCAAGCGCATCGGCGTGGTAACGGATAACGCGGGAGAGCGTATCGGCGTGCAGACTTGCCACGCCCGAACCCAGGCCTGTGCTGCCGGCCTCGCTCGAGAGCGACTGCCCAAGGATGGCCTCCTTCATCTTGCCGCTGCACCAGTCGATCAGGCGCATGAAGATGTCGGCCTTGCCGCTATTCGCGTCCTTGATGTCGATGTCGTACATCGACTCATTCGGCCCGATGCGGGGC